GTTTCACCGACTTTGCTGATTTAACATTTGGTACAGCTACTATTACTGCTAGAGGATGTATGATTTATAACGACACTAACTCTGATAGATCTGTAGCAACTATTGACTTTGGTGGCGATAAAACATCAACCGCTGGAGACTTTACAATCGTCTTCCCAGCAGCAGCATCTGGAACAGCGATTATAAGAATCGCCTAGCCTTAAATGGCTTTTCTTAACGGTTGGGGTCGAGGCACTTGGGGTCAACTCACATGGGGTCAAGATGCTGTACCAGTAGAAATATCTGGTGTTTCCGCAACTTCAGCATTAGGTGGTGTAGGTGTAAACGGTAAAGCTGTTGCTACAGTCGCTGGCGTAACAGCAACATTAGGCTCAGTTTCAGTCACAATCAACGCTGACGCAAACGCTACTCCAACAGGATTATCCACCACTTCAGCAATAGGAACTCTAGCTAGTGTAACTGGTAAAGCAAACATTACCCCAGCCAGTCAAGTGGGAACTTCTGCTCTAGGTACAGTAACACCTGAAGCAGATGCAAAAGTTGCTTTAAGTGGAGTCACTGCTACTTTAGGCAATGTTTCTGTACTAATTGATGCAGAAGCCACAATTATTATTAGCTCAGGTTTAGCAGGAACAAGTGCGTTAGGAACAGCAACAACTAGAACCGCTAATGTTATTAGGGTTTCAGCACTTCTACAGGCTTTTGGACAATGCCCACTTACATTAACACCAAGAGCAGGAGCAACTGTCACTTTAACAACAGGTGTTTCTGCAACAGCGAGTGTAAGCACGCTCAATGTGTGGTCACCAGTTATAGATAGTCAAACACCTAATTGGAGAGATATTGCAGCATAGGGTATAAACTTTATTCTTTTTGATTTATTATATACAATATAGGAACAAATTATGGCAACTTACGTTAACGATTTAAGACTCAAAGAAATCGCCACAGGGGACGAGAGTGGAACTTGGGGAACAAGCACTAACACAAATCTAGAGCTTATAGGTGATGCTTTTGGTTATGGAACAGAAGCAATAACAACTAACGCAGACACTCATACGACAACAATAGCAGACGGATCAGCAGATGCAGGTCGAGCTTTGTTCTTAAAATATACAGGCACACTTGATTCAGCTTGCACTATTACGATTGGACCTAATACGGTTTCAAAAGTATGGATTATAGAAAACGCTACTAGTGGTTCTCAAAACATAATTATCAAACAAGGTTCAGGAGCAACCGTCACTATACCTAATGGTATGGTTTCAGTAGTTTATTCTGACGGAGCAGGTTCAGGCGGAGCTATGATTGACGCTTTAACAGATTTAAATGTTGCATCTTCACTTAGTATAGGTGGTTCAGGTGTGGCAACAACAGGAAAAGCTATAGCAATGGCTTTGGTTTTCGGATAAAATTAGGACAATATAATGGCAAATCCAAATTTAGTAAATGTAACTTCGATATACGCTAACAGTATAAACGGAGCTTTAACAACTACAGTAACAACTGATTTATTAACTTGTGCAAGTGATAAGTTAATTAAAATTAATAGCATTATTGTTGCGAACATTGATGGCACTAACGCAGCAACCGTAACAATGGGTGTTATTAAAAGTGGTGGTTCAGTAGTTTTATTCGCTTCAACTATTTCTGTTCCTGCGGATGCTACCTTAGTATTGATAGATAAAAATTCAGGTATCTATCTTGAAGAAGGAGATATCCTAGAGGGTGGTGCAAGTGCTAACTCAGACTTAACTTACACCATTAACTACGAAGAACTAGATGACGCATAAGGAGTACAAATATGGCTCATTTTGCAGAACTTAATAACAGCAACGAAGTATTAAGAGTAGTTGTAATATCCAATGAGGATGTAAATGCTAACGGAGGAGAATTATCCTCTGAAGCAGAAACATTTGTAGCATCTATCGTTCCACACTCAACAGGCGGTACTGCTTGGAAACAAACTTCCTATAATAATAATTTTAGAAAACAATATGCAGGTATTGGGTATACTTTTGATGCTTCAAAAAATAAATTTATATCTCTCAAACCATATCCTTCTTGGGCTTTAGATTCTAATGATGATTGGAAAGCTCCAGTCACTTATCCAAGCCATACAACTATAGGTTCTTTACAGGTTTATATATCTTGGGATGAAGACAATCAAAAATGGCTAGGTGAAACTTTTACTGGCGATCCTTTAGTTGAAACAAATTACCAATGGGATGCTACTAATTTGCAATGGAATGAGGTCTAATTATGGCTAGTTCTAATGGCGGAGTAGTTGGTGTAGATAATCCCCCTGTTGCACAACCAGCAGTCATAACAACCTTTAACTCTAGTGGTAATCTAACTACAGCACCTTACACAACATCAGTACAATACGTGATTGTTGCAGGTGGCGGAGCAGGTGGTGCAAACGGAAACGGTTCAGGTGGCGGAGGTGCAGGTGGTTATCGTAGCTCAGTTCCTGGTGAAGCATCAGGTGGCGGAGCATCAGCAGAATCACTAAGTCCAGTTTCAGGAGCTACAGTCTATCCAGTTGTTGTTGGAGCAGGAGGAGCAGGAACAACATCCGATGGAGCAAGAGGTTCAGTTTCAAGTTTTAATGGTGTAGTCTCTACTGGTGGCGGTGGCGGAAGTTTTGTTGGTCCCGAAAAGCCTGGAGGCTCAGGAGCAGGTGCTTCTTATTCAACAAGTGGCGGATCAGGAACTTCAGGTCAAGGCTATCCAGGTGGTGCATCATACTATAACAATGGTAGTGAAAACGGTGGCGGAGGTGGAGGTGGAGCAGGTGCAGCAGGAACAAGTAATCCTGGAAGTACTGGACCTGCACAATCACCACCACAAAGCGGATATCCTGGTGGAAATGGTGTAGCCTCATCTATTACTGGTTCACCTGTAACAAGAGCAGGTGGTGGTGGAAGCACAGGAAGATTTACAAACAATGGAAACCCAGGACAAGGTGGATCAGGTGGTGGAGGTGCTGGTGCTGAACCAGTCTCAGGAACAGCAGGTGCAGGAACTGCCAACACTGGCGGTGGCGGTGGTGGAGAAGATGGTGCTGACGGAAGCGGAACTGGAGGTAACGGTGGTTCAGGTGTAGTTATCATTAAAGAACCTGACGCAGGATACAAAGTATCAGGAATATGGGATATGAACGCTCTTTACGATAATGTAAAAGCAGGAACATGGACAAGTTAAAATGCCTAGATTAATCGGAGCAACACAAACAGCAACTTTTGAATCAAAAACAACAAGTTTTACATCAAGCACAACTTTTACAGCACCACCAGCATCAACCTCAGTTACTTATTTAGTAGTAGGTGGCGGTGGCGGTGGTGGTCAGACTGGAGGTGGCGGTGGAGCAGGTGGTTTTAGAACCTCAGTTCCAGGTGCTACTTCTGGCGGTGGCGGTTCAGCAGAATCAGCTTTAACTATTACAGCAGGTTCAGATATTCCTGTAGTCGTAGGAGGAGGCGGAGCAACAGCAGGACCTCGAGGAGCTTATTCAACAGGTAGTGATTCAAACTTTGGACCGATTGTTTCCGCAGGTGGCGGAGGTGGCGGAAGTCGTTTTGCCTATGTCGCAGGAAATCCTGGTGTAACTCCAGTCGGACAACCTGGAGGTTGTGGTGGTGGACACTCTGGCGGTGATGGAACTGAAACTGGTTCTAGTGGTACTTCTAATCAAGGCTATGGCTCTCAACCAAAAGAACAACCTGCTGGTGCTAACGCAGGAGGCGGTGGCGGAGGTGCTGGCGGTACAGGACTAAGAGCCTCGGGCGGTAATCCTAGCACACAAGGCACAGGTGGAAATGGCGGTGTTGGAGTTCAGTCAAGCATTACAGGTTCAGCAGTTTATTACGCTGATGGCGGTGGCGGTGGACCTGGAGGTCAAAACATAGCTGGTGGTTCTCCTGGAGGCGGAGGCACAGGTGGAACAGGAGCAGGATCAGGTACAGAGGCGGCAGATGCTACTCCAGGTACAGCCAATCGTGGCGGTGGTGGAGGTGGCGGAGCCAACTTTACAGACTATGTCGTAGGAGGAGGCGGAGGCTCAGGATTTGTAGCTATTGTTGATCCAAAAGGCACATTGGTTGCTTCAAGTTGCTGGGATTTAAGATCTGCTTTTAGAGAAAAAACAGCAGGCAACTGGTATTAACAACAACCTATCTTTTAAAACACATCTAACTTATACTATCTTTTCAAGAGAGAGAAGATGAATTTAAAATGGTATTATTGGTATTTTCAGTCAGTCGTTCCTGAAAGAATATGTGATGAAATTGTTTTATATGGGAAAGAACAAGAAAAACAAATAGCCCTTACAGGTCACGCTAATCCTAATAAACTTACTAAGCTAGAACTTCAAAACATTCAAAAGAAACGCAAGTCTGATGTTGTATGGATGTCAGATAGGTGGGTATATAACGAAATACAGCCTTACATACACCAAGCTAATTACAACGCAGGTTGGAATTTTGAATGGGATTGGTCAGAAGAGTGTCAATTTACTGAATACAAAAAAGGTCAATTTTATGATTGGCATTGTGACTCATGTGAAGAACCTTACGATAATCCACAAAATAAAAATACACATGGAAAATTAAGAAAACTCAGTATGACTGTATCACTAACTGACCCTGAAGAATACGAAGGTGGTGATTTAGAGTTTGATTTTAGAAATACAGACCAAGGCTCACAACCAAGAATATGTGAAGAAATTAGAAAAAAGGGTAGCGTAATAGTTTTCCCATCTTTTGTTTGGCATAGAGTCAAGCCAGTAACCAAAGGAATACGACACTCCTTAGTGTGTTGGAATTTAGGATATCCATTTAAATGAGTTTTAAGAAAAATAAATACCAAGTAATTAAAAACGCTATATCAACAGAGTTAGCAGATTTTTGTTACCAATACTTTTTAAACAAAAGAGCAGTAGCAAGACATTTGTTTGATGATAAGTTTTTATCTCCATATACAACATATTTTGGAGTATGGAATGATGCACAGATACCTGAAACTTATTCACATTACGCAGATATAGTAATGGAAACTTTATTGCAAAAAGTTAAACCTGTTATGGAAGAACAATCAGGGGTTAAACTGACTGAAACTTATTCATACGCAAGAATCTATAAAAAAGGTGATGAGTTAAAAAGACATACAGATAGATACTCTTGTGAAATATCTACTACCATGCACTTAGGCGGAGATGAGTGGTCAATTTTTTTAGAGCCAGACATTAAAATAGATTTACAAAAAGGTGATATGTTGATGTATAGAGGTTGCGATCTTGACCATTGGAGAGAGCCATTTAAAGGAAAAGATTGCGGACAAGTGTTTTTACATTACAACGATGCTAGTGGCAAAAATGCAAAAATTAATAAATTTGACAGTAGACCTATGATTGGATTGCCTAGTTGGTACAAAACAAATGGTTGAAGTTTTTGACTGCCCGTACATATCTAAAGCAAACAATAAAAAATTTCAACAAGATTTAATTAAATACACTAAAGAAACTAAGTGTTGTGAAGAAGAAAATTGCAACCACCCAAAAATACAAAGCGACTTAAAAATAGATCAAGCTTTTTCAGTTATTGATGATTCTATCAACAATCTTTTTAAAACTTACTTAGGTGCAGATAATTTTATATTTACTAAAAAGAATGTATGGGGTTATTACGCATCTAAAGACTCACAATTACAAAGTGTTGTTCACAACCACATGTTTAAAAAACAAAAAGGTTTACAGCTTTCTGCTGTTATGTATATAACGCCAACAAAATTAGGTACAGATTTTACAGATTTTAAAATAAAGCCTGAAATAAATAAATGGTATCTTTGGCACTCAGGCTTGTTTCATAAACCTGAAGCTGGAGTAACACATAAAGATAGAATTGTTTTAGCTTTATCTAGCGTAATTAGTATATAATTTTAAAAAAACTGAGGTAATACAGTATGGATATATTAATACCATTAACAATAATAGTAGTAGTTTTAGTTTGGTCTGTAAAAAAATTCAAACCTGAACTTTGGCAAAAATTAATTTCATTTATATCTAAAAATTGAATGAAATTCTCCAAGCTATTGAAACTATAGGAATACCAGCAGCAGGAGCAGTTGGTTTAGGTTATTTAGTTTGGACGCTTTTCAAATCTCTTATAGCTGATATACACAAAAAACTTGATTCACAACATGCTATGATAGTAGCGTTAATTGATCGTATACGGCAAATGGACAACGATATGATACGTATTGACACTATGGTAAGAGCAGCATTAAAGTTACCGCCTGATGTAAATCGTATAGCAAGAGCTGATGGTAAAAAAGATGTTCGTAAGGATTAACTTTTTTTAGATCTTATTATATGATTAACATATGGCTAGTAAACCAAGAAAAACAACTGTTGACGTAGCGAATGACCTAGCCAAACATGAGATACAGTGTGCGGAAAGATGGAAAACTGCTTTCAATCGTTTCGACTCTCTAGAAGAAAGTGTTCATCAAATTAATGACACATTAAAAAATTTTATTGTTGGGATGGTAGGGTTTTTAGCCACTGCTTTAATTTCTTTAGTTGTAACTGTAATTTCTATACTTTAGTTATGACATACAACTCTAACGAGAGACTTTCTCCTCATTTTAGATTAAGAGAACTAGAGCGTTCGCAAATAGCAGAACGACACAATATTGATAACACAGTTAAGGAAAAAAGTGTTTATAAAAATTTACAACTACTTTGCTCAAATGTCCTTGAGCCAGTACGTAATTATTATGGCATACCTTTTTCACCTAACTCTGGTTATCGTTGCCTTGACCTTAATAGGCGACTTAAATCGTCCGACACAAGTCAACATGTCAGTGGGCAGGCAGCAGATATTGAACTCCCAGGCATATCCAATTACGACCTTGGGATATGGATCAAAGATAACTGTGAGTACGACACCGTGCTCTTAGAATTTTATAAAGAAGGAATCCCGTCTAGTGGATGGGTTCATGTATCCTATGTTGAAGGCAATAATCGTAAGCGTGCATTGATCTTTGATGGGAAACAATATAAAAGACTTGAATAATACTATAAAATATTAGTGTTATGGCACTAAACAAATTCATATTTAAACCTGGAATTTTTAGAGAAGGAACCGACTACGATAATGAAGGTGGTTGGTTCAATTCTAACTTAGTTAGATTTAAAGCTGGTCGACCACAAAAAATAGGTGGTTGGCGTAAAGATTCCCTTAATACATTTTTAGGAACCTGTCGTGCTTTACACGCATGGATTCTGTTAGCTGGTACTAAACTTTTAGGGTTAGGTACTAATTTAAAATACTATATTGAAGAAGGAGACTCTTTCAATGACATTACACCAATCCGTGCTACTACAAACGCTGGTGACGTTACTTTTTCCGCTTCTAACGGTGATGCGACTCTTACCGTAGCAGACACTGCCCACGGTGCAGTACAGAATGATTTTGTTACTTTTAGCGGTGCTGCTAGTTTGGGCGGTAATATAACAGCGACAGTTTTAAACCAAGAGTACCAAATAGCTACTATAGTTAATGCTAATAGTTATACCGTGGAAGCTAAAGACACCAGTGGGTCGACAGTAACTGCTAACGCTTCTGACAGCGGTAACGGTGGTAGTAATACCGTAGGTGCATATCAAATCAATACAGGTTTAGATGAGTATGTAAGCTCTACTGGGTGGGGAGTAGGAACATGGTCCGCAGGTACATGGGGTTCTTCAACTGCCATATCTTCAGCTAATCAATTAAGGCTTTGGACTCATGATAATTTTGGTGA